CGTGAGTATTCAAATCCATTGATTACGATTACCTCGTTACCATTTTGGTCAAAATAAACTCCATCATTCATTTCTGTTCAGTTTGAAGCTAATTAGGTTACATCATTAATACTGTTTTCTCCTTTTAAAACTCGTTCTACCTGTCTGTCGATTATCTCTTGAAACTCTATCTGGCAGATAAGCGAGCAATTCGGTATAATCTCTTCTACTGGGTCACCCCGCCACGTTGGTAGTTCATCAAGGAAGATACGACCGTCTTTATCCTTTAGGCAGGTAGCTCCAACATCACGCTCAATCTGCGCCATTCGAGCAAATACTTCCGGAAAGTCCTTCCGGATTTTATTCCAATAGCCCATGCCACCTTTCACGCAACCGATACAATTATTGTTATTATAGCCCATCTTGTACATGGCTGGGATTTCAATGCCGGCCTTCCAAAGCATTCCCATTGCATCCTTTTTGGTTATCTGTCGCTCGATAAGTGGGAACAACGGCTTTGTATCAGGATATTGCTGTTTAAAGCGGATAGCTCGATTGATTTCTTTCGGGTCAAAGTCGAATCCCCAAACTTGACCGTCCCAAGAACCAAGTTCCTTCTCCAGCTTGTAACGGACTTGTTTCTTTAGTTCGAATGTGCAAGCTGCACCAGTAGGACCATTGATGTACCGTTTTTTAATCAGTACATCTTTTACGTTGAAAAACTTATCGCTGCGAATGGTATGAATTGGCTGCCCGTACCATCTCTCGCAATCTGAGATAAATCGGACATTATCTGGATGCCCGAAACCAGTTTCGATATAATAGAGTTGTACATCGTTATACAAGCTCAATGCAATCTTACAAGCAACTGCGGATGTTACACCGCAACTAAACCAAGCTATTATCATTTTATTCCTTTCCGTACCGTTATTCGTTAATTGGCAGTTTCATAAAGCACATCCATATTGTTTTGCTCTGCCTTCCAGTGGTATGTCCAAATAGAGGTTTAAAAGGGATAACAGACAATACATCCACTGTTTTTATTTCACTCTCGTTCCATTTGAATACAAGCGTGCCGTTAGGCTTCAAGACGCGCATACACTCAGTAAATCCATCGTGTATTAGTGACTGCCAGTCTTTCGGCAGTTTTCCGTACTTTTTAGCCATCCATGAGGTTTCACCAAGTGTTTTTAGATGAGGTGGGTCAAATACCACCATGTAGAAAGAATTGTCCTCAAACGGCAAGTGGGTGAAATCTGCTATTATATCCGGTTTTATCTCTATGGTTCTGATCTTATCTCTATGGTTCTGATCTTATCTCTATCCTTGGCTGTTACTATCTCTGATCTCTTATCAACGAATAAGGCAAGAGGATTATGTTTGTTAAACCAAAACATTCTACTGCCACAGCAGGCATCTAATATAAGTTTTCCATTTTCCATTAAGCTATTTCTTTTAATTTCTTCAATCTCAACTTTTTCAATACTTTACAAAGTGCTTCAGTATTTTTTCTCGCTTGTGTAACCTCCACCGCATTCCCGATAAATTTCTTTTGGTCAGCTTGTGTGCCTATTAAAACATAATCTTCAGGGAATCCCATAATCTTTTTGAGTTCCGGAATGCGAAGCATCCGCATTTTAATATCCACTATGCCATACAGTGCCATGAACTCCTTTATCTTCACGGTCATAGGACTATCATTGTTGTAGATTTCAATCGCTACCTGACCGCTTTCTGTTGCTACCAGATAGGGCGGCATCTTATCCATGCGGGCTATTAATGTGAAGCAGGGGCTATCAACAGAGCCGCCAGCACTGTTGAACTGTGGATTCATCAGATAATGCCATTTCCTGTTTGCGGTAATGGTCTGGGAGGGTTCCTCTATACTACTACCTACATTTGAGAATGCAGTATTCATTATCCACGGCTGGCATATTACTAAGTTTTGTTTCGGTGTTGTGGTAACAGCGGGGCATGGTGAGTTTATATCAGACACCTGACCACCTCCAGAATATTGGTTCATAAAAAACGGAGATACAAGAGAAAGTCTGTCTTTCGTCAGAAGTGTAGGACAAGGCTGGTTAATATCCTTTCCTGTATCCTTAAAGTTATAAGAACACATAAATTGGCTTTCAATTAAAGCCATCCTGTCCTTCGTTGTGACCGTAGGTGCAGGAAGTTCCACCGAATGATTATGCCCGTTCCCATAGTAAGCCGATACAAAAACGTGGTGGTCTTTACAAGTGATTGCTCCAGCCGGTTCTTCCACTGATACGTTCTTGCTGTCGGGGTGTCCGCTAAACTGCTTAGAGAGGAAACAAACTTGCGCTACTCCAAGTCTGCCTTGCGTGGCTACCACCGGACATGGTTCGTCAATCCCAGGAGCGTTATATTTCCCTGTACGGCTCATAGAATTATACTTTACGAGGAAGGCATCCTTTCCTCCGGCTACAAACTTGATAAGTCCGGCATAGATACGTTCAAGCGTTTTCTCTGCAAGAGGCTTTTCCCTGAAGATGGTAGTTCCTTCATCAGAGAAATCAAGCACATCTTTTACCGGCTTCCACTTCTCCAGCCGCGAGAACATATCTTGCCTACCACCTTTACAGTGGGTCGGTTCTGGGAATACTATCGGCAAGTTCTTTTTAGCAAAGATGCCGAAGAAGCGTTTTCTTGTGGTGTAGGCACCGAAGTCGGCAGCATTTAAGATGCGGTGCTCAAAGTTGTAACCGTACTTCTTGACATTGCGCACCCACTTTTGATAAAGCCGGCCTTTGTCCATGCTGATAGGTTTCCCATTCTCATCCATATCTCCCCATGACATAAACTCTTCTACATTTTCAATCTGAATGTAGTCAGGGTCTATAACATCAATATAACGGAAGAGATGTTCTGCCAACGTTCGGCTGTCGGCATCTCTCGGCTGACCGCCTTTGGCTTTCGAGAAGTTAGTACACTCCAAAGAGGCATGAAGCATTATCATGGCATCAGGGTATAGCTGGCGGATACGTTCTACAATAGTGCTTATCGGGGAAAGTTCCAGTGTACGGATATCCTCAATAAAGTGAAGTGCATCAGGGATATTGGCATCATGTGAAAGGATGGCATTCTTGTCATGGTTCACACAGCAAACAACCTTTCCACATCTATTTCCATCCAATCGTGCTTCTTCCACACCTTCGGATAAGCCACCGGCGCCACAAAAGAGATCAATAACAAATAGTTCTATATCGGACAGACCTTCAATGGATTTTAAGATATTTTTCTGCGATTTCATAACTTCTCCTTTTTAAACAGGTGGCTGAACGCATTATCCAAGTCCAGATTCAGTTTGGACGGGAAAGATTTAATGTATTCGTACATCTTATAAGCGAGGTTGTCATCATCACCGCATCTGTCAATCAGTGTGAGCAACATGGCGTTCACCATGTCAGAATCATTGCCGAAGTTTTCCTGAGTGGATTCGCTGCAATGATTCACATCACTTTTCAATCTCTTTATCGCGGCTATGGCTGTGTTGAAGTTTCTTTTTGAATCGTGCCGCAATTCAAAGCCTTCCTTCTTGTATTGCTGCTGCATTTCTAGAAGGTTGGTTTCTAAAACGTCCGTGAGGACAAATACGATGTTGGTTATCGTATTCAGTTTGTCTGTTCCTTGCATAATCGTGTATTCTTATTTCTAATTCGAATGAATCCCCTTCGTTCTGTTTCTTCTAACAGTGGAAAGTCTTCATTCTTGATTTCACATTCTGTTTCGTAGTTCACGGAAGTATAACTTGGGATATTGAACTTTTTCCGGATTCTTACGATAACATCCGGATTTCTTGTTACCCAGTAAACGGTTATTCTCATGGTGATATCAGCATTTTTCTAGCTTCCTCATCTCCTGCATCAGCACGGTGCTTGATTTCAATGTACTCAGCATAAGAGATTCTGTTATCTCCACGCTCCTCTATCTCTTTTTCACGTTGGTTTCTGTATCGTTCACGCTCTTTCCGTTCAATATCTTTCCGACGTTCAGAAACGTAGTCCAGCATCGCACTTGTTATTTTCAATGGATCTATTGAACCGTAGAACCGCCCATACTTCCCTGACTTAAACCGTGCTATGAAAAAACAGATTTCAGCGGCATTTATATAATAATACTCCGAAAGGAATATCTCCGATAGTTCAGAAAGTTGCTCTTTCGCTATCTTGGTTGAAACTTCTGCAAAGTCATTCAATGAGCCAAATTGTATCTTTAGCCATTCTATCGGTGTTTCATCCCCATAAGTAGAAGACAATAGCCCTAAACTCGGAATGCTGTCATTCAACGCCAGTTCTGAATGGGTTGCATTACATCTGACAAGTTTGAACTGCAAATCAGGGTTGTAATCAAGAATGAATTGTGCAGGATCGGGATATTTATTCAATAACGCCCTCTGCTTCAAGTTCCTTTCTCTTTTTTGCGGCAGCTTCTCTAACGGTTGTAGCGACTGCAAGAACTGAATCACGTTTTCGCTGCTCGCTATCCTGTTGATTTTTACTAAGTCTTGTCCCATTATAGTTTCCTTCCAATATTTTAGTAAAGTTTGCTTGTTTGAAAATCCAATCAAAGTCGCATTTCCAATTGCGGTCATTAGCTCCAAGTAAGAACGGGGATTGAAGAATGAGATTGAAAACACTCCTCACTGACTCTTTCCCATATTGGGCTATCCGGGCTTTTACAGCCTTTTTTCTCACATCAGTCATTGATCTTATCTGCTGGAGTCTGTCTTTGAATGTGGTATTATAGTATTCCATCAATCCGCTGTAATCAATCTTTTCAGAGGGGGAGGGCGAAGAAAGCTTGGCTTTCTTTGATACTCCGTCAGGAGTATTTTCTTTCTTTTGATGTAGAGATATATCTATATACTCTCTTTCTTCTTTCTTTGTATTTGTGCCCTCTGTGTGCCCTGATTTTTGTAAAAGTTCGGATTGCGGTAGATTGCTGTTCATGGGCTGTGCCCCAAGTTGTGCCCTTAGTTGTGCCCATTCGTGTCTTAATTCATTGATTTCCTTTTCAATACCTGTGTCCTTACTTGTGCCCTTGGTTGTGCCCATTGGATTATATTCTTCATATTTACATAAGGTTATAAGGTTCATTCCTTGATTGCACTCAACAGTTATCATACCTTTCTTTCTAAGATGCACAAGAAAGGAACGCACCTTCTTTTCAGACCATTTCCAACGCTGTGACAGAAATCTTATGGATGCAGGATATTGACCTCTTGAATAAGAGATTTCTCGACCTCCGATACTCTCCTTTCGGGGCGTTGCCTCAAATCGTGCAGACTGAATTAAGTCTAACCACGCTTCGCAACTGCTAAAAGTACGGGCTTCATTCCACATTTCATTCGAGAAAAACCTGCGGCTTAGCCTCAAAAATCCTTCGTCCATAGTCTTAGAATCTCACGTTAGTTAATTGCCTTCCGTTAGAAAATACAGCCCACTTACCATTACCGCTATCAAACAATCGTAAATCCGACACCTCTCCGAAACGTTTGATGTTACCGCATAAATCCACAATCCATCCACATTCTTTAGAAGGATGCGGGCGGATGGCACGACCGACTATCTGATACCACATGGCAAGTGACATTGTAGGACGTGCCATAACGACCGTATCAAGTTCCGGATAGTCAAAGCCAGTCGTAAGTACACCCACATTAGCTACTACTGGAATTTCACCAGCTTTGAACGCCTCAAGAATATGTTCACGTTCTTTCTTAGGAGTATCACCTGAAACGATAGCGCAACCGGGTATTGACATCGTTAACCGTTCCGCTTCTTTCAAAAAACGGGTAAAGACCAAAATACCCTTCCGTTTTCCTCCGGCTTTGGGATTCATCAGCCTTTGGACGATATGAACGAGATAACCGTAGAAGTCTATCCGTTCATATTCTTTTTGAACTGACCTATCCGTATAGTCGGCACCAGTAGTATTTACTTTCAAGTTAAGTTCATTCCACCCTGAAGGATTCATTGAATAGTAATCCAACTTCGCCAAGTAGCCCATATCTAATAGGGTTGATACCTGTACATGATAAATGACCTCTGAAAAGACATGAGGTTTTGTCCGAGTGATAAATTTCAGCATGGAGCCGAAATCACGACTGGAGCTTAAACGGTATGGCGTTGCTGTCAGCCCAAGAACCTTACACTTCACTGCATCAAAAAAATCCTTGTACATTCCCTCTTTGGGGTTTACAAGATGACATTCATCCACAATGATGTTCTTGAAGTGGGTAAACAGTTCGGGATGATTCTTCACACTGCCGATGGTGGCAAATGTTATCCGGCTTATCTCCTTTGAGTTAAAGGATGATGAATAGATACTGCAATCAAGAATACCGTATGAACAGAGTTTCTTGAAATTCTGTTCGAGTATTTCCTTCGAGGGCTGGAACACCAAGGTATGACCGTCAAGCCTTGCGGCTATATCTGCTATGATAAGCGACTTTCCGCTGCCCGTAGGTAACACCATAATGGCATTTGTTTTCTTCGCCTTGTTATTGAAGAAAGAAACGGCAGCATCAGAGGCTTTCTGTTGATAATCTCTCAAACGGAATTGCATTTTCTCAATAAGTATTTGATTAATAATTCTTCATTTCTATTATTTCTCCTAAAGTTCTGCCATGCGGCTCCATAACTAAGATTATGCTTTTCGCAAAATTCAGAAAGAGAATACCGATTGCCATCAATATGTATATATACAGTATTAGTTCGGTTTCTAACCTGCTCTTTTCTGGTAGCCCATTTACAGTTTTCAGGAGAATAATTTCCGTTTACATCTTTTCTATCAATAGTAAGCCCTTTTTGATAACCACTATTCAAAGCCCAATTAACAAACGACTCAGGATTATTTTTCCATTCTTCACAGATACCTATTCCCCTGCCTCCATAATTTTTATAGCTTGAATGTTTAGGTGAATAGCATCGTTCTTTCATACATCTAAAAATCCTATAAATATCAGTTCTTGACAAACCGTGCCTATAATTATACTTAGTGATTCTATCTTTTGTTTTACACCCACAACTTTTTGATGTTCCATTTCGTAATCCATAAGCACTAACAGAATGAATAGAACCACAATCACATTGACAGATATAATAAGATTTAATTCCTTTATGGTCTAATCTATCCAAATCCTTATGCAATACAAGCCATCTACCGAACTTATGTCCTGACAAATCAGGCATCTTATTACATGATTTTTTATAACTCATAACCCTTTCTCCTTTCGTAATTTCTTATTAAGTGCTTTGTAATACTTGATTAGCTGTTCGTACTCAAAATCAGTCATTTTGGAAGTACCATCAGCTTTCACTTTCAGCAAGTCAAATTTCTGTTGCCCGATTTTGGCTATCAGATTCACCCGATAGTCTTCCAAATGATCGGCTTTGAACCTGTTGCAGTGCCGGCATTCGGCATGGCAATTATTCTCATCAAACCGTGTTGCCAAATGTGTACGAC